TTACTGTTGGAGTAAATGTTCCCAGTACACCGTTCTGCTTGACAGCCATGACGTTAGTTTAGAAAGAGGAATAGAAGAATGCTTTTGCTCTACTTACACCACCACCTGTAGTGGAATCTAATGTAACAGAAGCTTGTGTTTGAGGATCAGTAAGTACGATCTCTCTGGCAGTTATTTTACCACCAGTTTGGTTGGCAGGATTGGTTGTAGTAATAGCAAGGTCACCATCGATGTTACTGTCGCCAGAAACTTCAAACTTTTTAGTTGGAGATTTACCAATACCAAAGTTACCAGATGCATCAAGTACCGCTTGATCAGTACCAGTATTATCAGTAAAGTGCAATCCAATACCAGCAACACCTTTCTGTAGGATGAATTTACCACCTGCACCAGAGTTACCAGCGATGATAGTAGATCCTGTAGAATATATAGAACCTTCAACCTCAAGGTTATATGTGGCAGCTGCTCTACCTACACCTAACTTGGCAGAAGAACTAGATCCAAATTGGAATGCAGTCCCTGCAGTAGATGTGACATCTCCTCCACCTGTGATGGATCCACCGAATACAGCGTTACCGTTAGTAGCATCCAGAGTAAACTTGTCAGTAGCAATAGTAATATCACCGCTACCAGTGATGGATGTGACAGCATCTATAGCTCCTGTAATTGTGATTCCTGTTGTGGTCGTCTCCAAAGTAGGAGAAAAATCATGGTATATTTTAACTGAGCCATTGTCAGTACATTCAATATATGGTTCATTGCCATCTTTATTCTGTAACCATAATTTATCAGCACCAATCTTTAAGACTGATCCAGATGCTCTAGTATCTACAATTAAACTATCACCCGTTGCATCAGTATGAGATATTTGTAAGTCGGCATCAGTACCTAGTTTGATGATCTTATCATCAGCAATAGCAATGTGACCACTTGCAGTTATATCACTCGTTACCGAGAGAGTTTGCTGCATGATGACAGTGTTTGAAAATGTAGTGGATGCAGCAAATGTAGATGCAGCATTTACAGTCAAACTATCTGCAGCCTCATTACCGATCGTAGTGTTACCTGTGATAGACATACTATCAACAGATAATAAACCAGTAAATGTGGCATTACTTAGTGTCTTATTCGTTAAGGTTTGAGTAGCACCAAGTGTTACTATTGTATCACTAGCAGCAACGGAACCATTAGAAGGTAAAACATAAGTATGCATTACACCTGTTGGTATATCTGCAGTACTAAACTTTGCTATTTTAGAATTATCAGATGCATTAGGTATAACAAATAAGGTATCAGTGATCGCTAGGACAGATCCTAATCGAATAACACCAGTACCCTGTGCTGATATAGTAAAGTCTAAATTTGTATCCGCAGCATCTCGTGCTTGAATATTGAGAGTAGTACCAACCTTCTGAAGGTTAAGTCTAGCGTCTCCCATCGACAGACCAACCTGCCCCTGAGACTCTGAGAATAAACCCGTTGCGGTTTTACCCTCGAATTGCACTCCAGGTGCAGAATAAGTACCTGAAGGTACTGCTTTAAATATACTACCAACTGCTGATCTTTTATTCTGATCCGTAGGATCGGAGTTATCAAGCAAAAGTAAAGTATCAGAACTTGATACTTGACCAGATGATAGTAAGGTCAGGTCAGATATCTTACGAGTTGCCACTTAATATCCGCAATAAAACGTTCAAGTCTATTTATACTTTCTTTTCAAAGATAAAAAATCCTTCCGCACCATGCCAGTATCCAACGTCCCATGTATGGTACTCATCCATCATCAATTTTGCCTTACTTGTTAATGGTTTATCCTTCCATGTGCATCCTGGAGATGACTGTCCTCTGAACATATAGTTATCCTTATCAAAAGTAAATATCATATCACATGCAGGATTTTGAACTATAACAAGATCATGTGAAGGAGATATAACTTCTACTACTTGTTCCCTGTATGGTTTATCAGTATAGTTATACCGAGATTTAGTTAGGAACTTACGATCATCTATCTTTTCATGCGTTACTATTATATGTGCCCACTTAGTAGGATTGGATGATGCTTGGCTCCAGTTATCAAAGGTTCCTTCAAACCATTGGCAAAATAAATCTAATTCCATTTGAAGGGGCACCTCGCCTTTGTCGATAATCGTTGCTGTATTATATCCCATGATTTGAATTTTGAAAAGAGACGTAATGTATTGTGTTGATTTAGTTGTTTCTTCAAATACTCTGGTGGATCACGTTGTTCCAATCTTACTGTATCCTTACAAGGAAATCTTATATGACTCAAGGGAGTCCCCCTTGGTAAAAATATATCATTATCTATAAGCTTCATGCCTATGACTATAGGACGAAACCATACAGATATAGGAAACGTACCTGATACTAGTTCTACACCTGCTCGTGATAGTAATGGTGGTGCTAATTGTTCAATCCACACATCCTTCTCCTTAGTCCAGAAGAACCAGTTATATTTTAATTGAATTTCTGGATGCTCTCCATCTAACCATGTATCAGCAACATGAACATATTGATCATATGCTTTCTGTGGTATATTAGTCTCAAGTCTGTCATCTTTAAACTTAATACCAAAGTCAAATGGTTGTTCAATTACCCAAGTATTATTATGATATTGTTTCCATGCAGGACATTTAGCATGATCATATGCCATATCATACCCAGAAAGATATTTTTTGGGACCACTTACAAACTCAATAGGAAATGTGTCATCAGTATCACCAATAGTATATGACCAATATACTTTCATCTCTCGAAATAATTAATGTTAATTACTAAACGTCTCTCCTGTGTGGTACAAGTTGTACCCCTATGATCTAAATTAGTATCAAATATAACTGCTCTATTGGATTTACTCTCTACTTTATCCCCATCTTTAAACTCAGTGTATCCATCATTATCATTTAGATAGATAACACAAGTTTTACTTGGAGTAGATAAAGTCCAGTCCCTATGCCATGCTTGATGTTCTATCTTATCACTATAAGGAGTTGCATTGACCTTTATCCTAATAAGACAAATAGCATTTAACTTCTTAGCAATTGTCTGGAATATTCTTTTCAGTTTGGGTGTCATCGCTGGTTCTAAACCATATGCGTTACCACAAATCTGATGATCATAATATAATAAATTTACATACTGAAGTGGTTCCCCTGGTGATTTGGTATAAAACCAAGGAAACGTATGAGTATCAATCTCTTTAACTAACTCTAGAAATGTCGATCTAGTAAGAAAGTCATCAACTATCTGCATCTTCTTCTAGTGCCTTGTCAATCTCTTTGTCAAGTTCTTCTCGTTGAGACGCAACAGCATCAACAGCAGCATCAAATTGTTTTGCTTCAGTTAGAGGAGCACCAGGTGTTTTCTTCTTGGTATACTTAGAGATATTAACCTTTCTCTTCTTACCTTTATTGGCTTTGCACTTTTTGATAACTTCAATGGCATCACCAACTGTTACAATAGTACCAGCATCCTCATCAGGTATCTCAACACCAAAACATTCTTCCAAGAACATGACAAGTTCTACCATGTCCAGACTGTCTAGCATTAGGTCATCACCTAACTTACTATCCCATTCAATCTCTACCTCTAGAGCTCTTTCAGTACCAAGTGTCTCAACGATAGCCAATTTGGCAATCTTGAGCATGGTAATTTTAGAGATCCTCTTACTGTCCTTGAGGATCTGCTTAATTTCACTATAAGTTTTGTTATAAGACATTAGACGTAAATTACTTCATCATTGACGCAAGATTCTCGAACAACATCAAGAATACGTATGAATTGGTCACCATCATCACATTCAATGACTTTGGTATTCCCATCACTACTTAGTAGTGTAAACCTTTTTCTAGGAATGTCAACCGTTACTTTATCAAGTACTTCTTCGTCTTCATAAAGATACATAAGGCAACTCCAATTACAAAGTAAATTATAGCAGGGGATCAGAGATTTGTAAAGTAGGGTGTGTCACCTTGACGACTGGCACGTCTGTTAACCTCACCTGCTTTCTCCAAAAGAGAAATACCAGCTTGACGTGCTTCCTTTAAATGTGTCATCATATGATCTCTATCTTTATCTTCTCTAACTAATTCTTCTACGTAATCGTCTAAATGCTTTGCAAGAATGCTTTTAAGGAACACAGCCTCTTGCTTTGTTACTGACATGTGAAAAGTCATTTGTGTTTCTGAAAATCGACATTCAATTCAAATAAATTTCGGTTGCATCTATATCGACATTGCCACCGACATTTAACTTGTAGTCACCAGTGGTGACATTAAGGTCATAACTAGCTGCGGCGGGTATGGCTAGCATTCCTTCAAATGCACCTCCATTTATACAGGTATGACTATTGCCATCGACATTAGTTCTAACCTTACCGCCAACATCAGTGATATAATTACCACCAACGTTTTCGTATCTACACATATCTGCGTTGATACGGACATCACCTTGGCTCTTTACAGAGAAGGTTGCTGTCTCTTTTTGGATCTGTACTTCATAATTACCTTTGACGTTTTCCTTAATGGAACCGCCCTCACTAAGATCATTTAATATAAAAGTAGTCTTATTCTCATATGAATTAGACTCTAGCTTCATTTGGTTCTTGGATTCAAGAGCCATATTTTCTTCAGCAACAACTGAATATACTCCACCCACGGTAACTTGGTAGTTGCCATCTACCTGATCATAACGATCACCTTCACATTCAGTGTGCATGTCACCTTCGACAGTTATGTTGCAATCACCAATAATTTGGATACATGCTCTGTCGGATTTAACATCCTCACCAATTTTAATGACTAAATTATGGTCTGATAAGATATATGTATCATTATAAGAAACTAAGTTGTTGTTATTTTTCTCGTCCATGTCGAGAAAATTACCATTTCCATTCTGTAAAAGTACCCTTTCGCCTTCCTCAGTATTGTTAAACTGCAGTACATGACCTGCAGAAGTACACTTGACATTATTCTTAGGATACTCTACTTTTGCTTGAGGAGCAGTGTTTTCTTGGGTAGATCCACCCGAAAACTTATTAATATCAGCCATTATACTTCATCCTCCAGCATTGGGTGACCTACACAGTCTACGTATTCTTGTAGTTGAAGAATATTCTTCTCACTAATCTCTCTAGGTCCAGAGTAATTGTAAACAGTTGTTAACTTTGCACCAGTGCCCTTAGCACCTTTATCTTTTATCGTTGGTCTAATAAATCCAAGGATAGTCTTAGTGAGAGTTGGTTCTAGAAGTCTTCCTTCATCATCCACACTATATTTTCCAATCTCTTGTTGGTCTGGACCTTCACCAATTACAATCCTCGGATCAACATAATTTTTACCAACATTAATCTTCTTAACTTGATCAACAACAGGTATAAGATCACCACAATAAGCATAAATTGCGGATGCATCAGGTGGTATAACCAATTCAGCATATTTCTCAGTGAAATTCAATGTAAACTCATGTCCAGATTGTGTTCTGACCAGTAATCCAGGGACTATTTTTGGTGCATCAGATATATCAATAGTTGCAAGATCAATATAATCCTGACTATAATCACTTTCAACTACCTGTAAAATATCAGGGCTAGTCTCACTAACTTGCTGTATCAATTCTCCATCATTCACATGAGCATAAAGTTCAGATCTAGGAACTAATATATGATACTGTTCATTAGGACAATATGTAGTAGCAGGATCAAATCCATACCCAATACCAGTTGTCAATACATCAATTGATTCTAACTTACCATCTACAATAGTAGGTCTGAATGTAGCACCACCACCTTCGGGTTCACTACATGTAAATTGAGCACGAACATTTGCCTCAAGATTCATATCAGAACCTCTATTCCTTATCAAAACTCCAAGAATAGAACCAATATCATCTACAATAGGTAATGCCTTAACGAAAGTAGTAGACTGTAAATTATCCCATACCAATTCTGGGAAGCATGGTTTCTTATTACGGTTAGAAGAAGAGCAATTAGTAGCCTGACTACTCATCTTACCATCACTTCCATAGAAATTAATACCTTCAAACTTCTCTAGTGGTCCATTAGTCAAGAAATCAACAGCTTTGAGTGCTGACTTCGCACCAGCAGCAGATGAAAGAAGATTTGCAACACCAGTTTTGGCATTAAAGGAATACTTCAATCCATCACCACCAATCATAGCAGCTGCACCACCCTTAAGAATACTACCTACGATTGCACCACCCTTAGGAAGTTTATTACCGAATGGAAGCATATTTAATGCTTTTGCTTTTGCCTCATTACCTAAAGCTTTTACTCCAGATCCAGTCTCAAATGAAGATCCACCAACAGCACATGTAAGTTGTCCATCACAGAATAGATCTAAGAAATTACCAATCTTACCTATTAAATTCTGGATCATGCCAGCAGAACCCTTAAGAGATCCAATAACACCCTTAAGCATATCCAGTGCACTAGTAATCTTATCCATAATCTTAGCCATAAGACTACCGATAAAATTCTCAATCAAACATAGTGCAGCATCAAGAACATTTGCAAGCAAGTCATTAAGCATACCCTTAATGAAACCAGCTAGATCCTTAAGTAAATCCTTAAACAAACAAGATATTAACCCACCAACATCTTTAAGTTGCTTCTTAACAGCACCATCTAAGTCTGGGTTTGGTATATTGAGTTTATCGAGACCTTTCTGAACAAGTTTGTTGGCCTCACCCATCACAACACCCTTAATATTAGCAGTCATTCCAGATACTTTCTTCTGGACTCTGTATGCTACATTATTAATCTTCTTCTCTAAGTTTACTAGTCTCCCAGTTCTCTTATCAATCCATTCTCCAAGATCATTCTTATCAAGTTGTTGAGTAAATTTTATAAGCTCTTTTATAGGAGCTGCTAATTTTATAGCAGGTTCACCACCACATTTACCATTACCCATCTGAACACTAACTTTCTTCTTCTCATCAGCAGCCTTCATTGCTTCTGATAATCCTTTTGCGTTAGCAACTTTATTACTACTAGAAATAGTTCCCATATCCCTAGCAGGGATGATGGTTGGGTTCTCCTTTGTTCCTGTCTTAGGGTTAGTACTTACAGTTGATTGAACTCCTGGAGGTCCACTACCACTAGCTACATGATGATTTTCCTTATAATTAGCAGCATTTCTTTGTGCAAATGGTTTCTCCTCTGAAGAATCTTCACTAGTCTCACCTTCAGTAGCCTCACCTTCAGTATCATCTTCTTCATCAGCAGATGCATATCCACCCTCAGGGTTCTCATCTCCAATAGATCCCATCACAATAGGTATCTGAGAAGATGCACCATCCATAAAGAAACCAATCACCCAAGAATTAACTTCAAGTTGATGAATTGTTCCAATACCAGATCTTTGAGATTCGGTGACAGGCATTGCTACCATTGACCATGGTAAATCAAGAGTAGGAAGTTCTTTCTTACTTGGATTATGGTACCCCATAATCCTGACCTTTACTTTATTGGTATAATCTGGATCTTTAAGATTGCCACCATCATTCTCGACTTGCCCAACCCACCAGTTGAACCCGTCTTTACCGATAAAATTAGCGACTGCTTCTCTCATTATACTGTTGGACTATCCGTATACAATAACATTTTAGTTGTCATTTGATCATTTCGAGAATAATACTCTCGTTCAATTCGACCGATAATATATTTACCACTTGTGCTATCCACATCTTTCTCTGGACCAGCAAATGTAGATAATTCTATCACATCACCTACTTTATGATCAAGTTTACCTATAAATTCAACCTCTACGCATCTATTATAAAATAATTTTTCGCGTAATGTGGATTGAGATATATGCTTAGTGGTATCTTGAGTAAATGTACCTTCAGTAAACAAAGCAGTATCTAATAACTTAGACATTACTCTAGTATAACTGGTCTCATCAAAATTACTAAAGTACTTAGGTACAGGTGTTTCTTGATTTAATCTCGGTACACTCTCATAATATTTATTGATATCAAAAGGATGTTCCTCATATTTCATATCTTTCAGATCCAAAGTCATTACTGTACTAACATAGGATCCATAGTTCATACCTTGTAGAATATCATTAGAACTCTTAACTGTCAACTTATCAATAGGCAATTTATTCTTCAAATCCTCTAATTCTCCTGCAATATATCCAAGAATAAATTTATTTGCAGCAGTCTCTGTCAATTCTTGCTTTGCTAACTTGTCAAATGACCAGAATACATATCCATCTTTATTTTGGAAAAAAGCATATCCAGCACTAGAACTTGGTGCTCCACTCTCTTCAGGTGCAGCAATGGCTTTAGTCGCAAGCCATCTAATCATAGTAAGAGGAGTCCAATATGGAGATATATATGAATACTTATTTAATGTTTGTTGAACATTAATAGGTACTTGTGTTCCCAAAAGACCAGTTAAAATATCATCTTTAACCAAGTCTCCAATATTAGTTCCTTCACCTTTACCAAAACGTTTGGAGACTTTTATAGCAGTGTTGTTTATCAGATCTCTAGTGCATAATAGTATAGTAATCTTTGATGTGAGTGGTGTCATAACTCTATCCTGCACATCATAAATTACCATTTTCGTTGAGAGGATATTTTCATCCTCATCTGCAATCGTAATAACTACTGGTTCCATCCCCTGAATTTTAGATAGAATACCAGTTTGAGAATCAGTTATCTGTGCTTCCATCCTAATAGTAGCACTTTGAATGTCCTCTACATATCTAAGCATTAGAACTTGATTTAAGGTGAATTCATATCCTTTACCACCTACCTCAATAGCAAATTGTTGAAGTGAAAAATTAGACTGCTTCATGATACGTAGTCAAATTGTGTCATTTTAGAGTACTCATCAAAGAAAGGAGAGTGAATAACCTTAGATATAGCCTTATCATCCCCAATTTCCATAGGTCCAGGTGGAGTCTTATCTGGTGGTTGTGGCAGTTGTGCCACAGCTTTCTCTATAATAGTATTCTCATCAAAATCAATACGATTTTCAGTAAGAACTTGATCTGTAAGTGTGGTTAAGTTATTAGTAACTGTATCAGTAATAGGTACTAATGTTTCTGATACATCACTTATATATGTACTACCACCTTTACCACCAAACGTTTCACCAGAACCTGGAAGTCCTCTAGGATATGTCTTTCCATCAAATGTTATTGTTTTTAGATCTCCTCTTATAGTATTAGAGCTAAGCATTTTCATATACTCAGCATTTCTTTGATTGTAATTTAATATACTACCTGGTACACCCCTATCCTCGTTATTAATAGTACGTTCACCACTACGAGCTTTATCTGCTTCATCCAGTATTGCTGGCCAATGAAATGGATTAAGTAAATTTAATTTCCTATTGGTTTTTCCCTGTGCAATCTGGGTAGTAGTAGATGTATTCAACAAACTATTGACCCACTTATTAACAGTCTCACCATGATCGGTAGTTGTCTGCTGTCTATTAATCGTTTCTTGAATAGAATTATTCCTTTGTAAATGAAAAGCACTAGAAACATTAGATATATTCTCATTCAATACTTCCTTCTGGGATGCAGATTGAACAGGTATCTTGGATATTAAATCTGATAAAGCAGCTGCAGCTGCTCTGACTGGTAATGCCATAGCATCACCAAATGCTTGCTTAAGAACATCACTTATCTTAAAGTCATCCTCTATACTACTTGATATATTCTTATAGAAAGTATCATCAAATCCAGTTTCTGCTAATGATTTTACACCAGGAGAATTGAAACTACTAGTTATCCCACCTGCCTTAAGTTTCTTGGTCTTATCATCGCTCGGTTTATTCTTTTGATCATAGAAATCCTTTCTCCTTTGCTTATCAGTCATTCCACTTCTATCCTTCCTTGGTTTAGATGATGTCGTGGATTGGTTTTGGTTTGGTATATTAATAATCTTAGGATCTATTCTACCTGCAACATTATGCCTAATCTCATTAGGTAGTAAATTATTAATAGGACTAAGATCCAAAGTACCAGCCTTAACTGGTTGAACATTTAATCCAGCAGCATCTTCCATTGACTGAAGTTTCTCAGCCATTAAAAAGTCTTTATACTGATCTTCCTTGAACATAAAGTTCAATAAGGTATTACGATCGTCAAGTAATCCTACAAGACCATTAATATTATCATCTAAATGTTCTAATTTTGTTTGAGCCATTTTACACCCTTACCCCCTTTCCGAATGTATCCACTACTAATGGTAGTTTACGATTTACCACCACTTCAGTCTCTACTGGTACCATTTGAGTTGGTCCTGGTAAAGGTATTACTATTGGTATAGGTAATTCAACAATAATATTCTTCTTAGCTAGCTCTACTGGAATATCATTAATATTCTTTTTGGAAAGAGATTGAAATGGTTTTATCAGTAAACTCTTCAGATTTTCAGAAACAGGTAATATTTTCAAATATTCTTTAAAGGTTTCTTGAGCAGATCTGGTAGTTTGTTTATTTTCCATTGTCAAACTAGACCATTTCTTTCCAAGCTGCTTGATATCTTTTATAGTTAACTTCTCATTGATATCTACACCAGACTCCTTAGCCATCGCTTCAATTAGAGCAACTTGGAATTGTGGAGTAAACTCCTGCTTACTTGGATCAATACCCAATAGTCTCACTGCATCAGATTTTAAAAATATAAATTGACCTCCACCAACAGCAGCAGATTTATTTGTATTACCTTCAAGATCCGTAAAATTAGATTGAGGATCCTTTAAGAACTTAGTCTGTAAATCATGAACCTGATCAATAGTCTTGCCTGTTATATCACCATATTTTGCTCCATCAATAGGATTATCCCCAAACCATCTACTAAATCCTGTCTTTCCTTGAGTACCCTCTAATTTTAAAATCATTTGTATAGCAGCTTTCTTCTCTGGATCCTTAATAAAGGATAACACATCCTTGCTGTCTATCTTATCAGATTCTACCTTCTCCTCTTTCTTATCTACATTCTTCTCCTTCTCTATCTTTGGAAGACTCTTAAGTATATTATCTGGTATAGTAATAGACGCTATTTCAACTGGACTACTTCCCAGAATGGCAGATATTTTGTTAGCATCACTCAATACACCTCTAGCAGCAGGACTATTCATATTCGCAAGGAATGATTGAGTAGCACCAACCATTAAAGAACCACCTTCTCTATATACTGCTTCAATAGCATCAGTAACTTTAGATAAAGGAAGTACCAGCTCAGGACCAGCTTCTCCTGCTAAAATATTATTAGATCTAAATGGGGAAGTTAATAAACCACCACTTGCCATTTTAACTGGAGAAGTTTGTACTGACCTTGCACCCATAGAAAACAGATCATCAGCTACCCCAAGGTTCTTCAGTTGATTCATGACCCAATTTACAGCGTCATCACCAAAAATAGATATTATTGGTCTAATCATCCCCCATGATACTCTACCTTTCATCATCAAATTAGCAAGAGAGACGAGAGCACCTGCATCTCCAGCTGGAATAGGTCCATCAAGAAATGGAAGAATAACAGTTCCTATTGCTTGGACAACATCCCACACTGACCATCCACCAGAAACTTTAACTGGTTCTGGGAATGTGCCTCTAAGTTCTTTCAAATGTTGGGCACTCATTTGATTGTTTATTGATAAAATCTCTGGTATATTCAATCCAGCATTAAGAATAGCATTTAATGCCATCCCATGATGCGTACTACCACGTTCATATAAAGTTTCAGGTAGTCCAGCACTACCAAATCCATTCTGCATTTCAAAATTAATACGTGCTAGAAGTTCTGCACCACTCAAAAGTTGCCATGCCATAGCAGGTTCTGGAATAAACCCACCCTCTCCTATTGTACCAGATTCTTCTTCATTAGTCTTTTTATTTCTTTGCTTCTCAATTGATTCTATTATTTTTCCAAGCTCTGATCCAACTTGACCACCAATATTAATCTCTGGAACAAGTTGCTGACCAGGATTAATTAATGCTCCTCCACCATCAGGTATAACTCCTGGTAAACCTCCAGGTACAGTTCCAGGTTGAACATTAGGAATACCTCCTGGTACAGTTCCAGGTTGAACATTGGGTATACCCCCAGGTACAGTTCCAGGTTGAAGATCGGGTATAGGTATAGTTCCAGGAACTGTCTGAGTTTGAGTTTGAGGTACTCTTACTGGTGCTCGCTGAGGTGCTCTTTCATATGCTGGATCCCATGCTGGTTGCTTTACTCTACTTCTCCTTCTAGGCCACCATGGTGGTATTAAACCTCCACCTCCACCTGTTTTCGCTGGTGGTGATTGTTCCATCATTAAGAGAGGAGTAGCAGCTACACTCTTAATACCAATAAAATATTTGTCTCTATTCCTAAGATACCTTATATACTTTAATTCAGTATCCAGAAAGGATTCCATTGACACAAGAAGATCTTCACTAGATTCAACTAGTGTTCCCATGTCAATAAGCTTACTTTCTAGCATTACTTACGTTTGCGACGTTCCTCTTCAACCCTATCTCTTTCTTTTTGGAGATGAGTAGCTAACATGTTCACATATACATCCCTTTCCCAAGGAATCATATTTTCTATATCTGTCAAGCTATATTTATGGTGTTGAACCAAAGCAAAGTTAGTCTGATAAAAATTCATCAGGCCCTCATGAAAGAGGGCTACCCGAAAAAATCTGCTAGACCTTCAATAGGGATCTCATTTTCAACCTTAGTCTTAGGGTTTCTAACCTTAAGAATGTGTCTAAGAGTTGGCATTGTATTGAAAAATGTCTGAATATCTTCAAATTGACTACTGGTGAGCGTCTCCACCCAATCTCTAGCCTCCTTAAAGGTAAATGAACCAGTATCATCTTCTCCAACATAAACTTTAGAAATACACTGTGCTACTAAGTCATATGGGTCAACTGCCTGATTGGAGAAATTTACTTTAGTGAAGTACTCCAAATTAGGATATTTCATCACAACAGTCACATCATCATTCAGTTTAAATTTATTAATGTGACCCTTAGGGAAATCAACTTGAATATCATCAACCAATATTTTAACATTAACTTCAGTCTCTCCGTCATCAGGACAAACAATTTTTAACTCAAGTTCTTCACTAATTGATCTAGCACGAATTTGAAGAAAGATATATTCAATATCAAAGAGTGCAAGGTCATCAATCTTAGTTCTAGTTAGAATGCAATTTTTTAAATTCTGTGTAATAGCATCAAGAATCATCTGTTGATCCTGAGATTCCATCGCAACAATCAAAACCTTCTGTTCCTTCACTAGAAAGGGTCTGTATTTAATTTTCTTTTTTGTAGATGGCACCGTCAGTGAATACACTGGCGTAACAAGTTCAGGTAAAGGCATAATAATATTATGATATAAATTTATTTATTCAAGCAACGTAAGTCTTAGGGAAAGGAGAGGTTGCTGGTTTTTCATTACTTGACTTTTCTTTTGAAGTTCCCTTATGCCAAGTTAGATGACTGTACTCATAGTAAAATCCAACTGAAACTTTTACAAGTTGAGATGGACCTGCAGAATATGGTATTGATGATACAGTATAAGGATATGCTTTAGCTAGTCTAGCTTCATATGCACAACGATAATCTCCTGCATAATTATCCTCTTCACTAAGATTATATTTTTCTAACTTACGTAATACTATATCACAAGTATAGTCATTATAGTAATTCTGAGCAAATCCCTGTTGGTCATATCTATCATATGGTCCTATCTCCTCAAAATATCCTTTCTTTTGAAGATCATAACCCAATGAATGATTAACACCAGCACCCATAATAAAGTCTTGCCAACCACGGAAAAACTTTAATGGTGTAGATTCTCCATCCAAGAAAAAACTAACATCAAGTTCATTGAATACTTTACCACCTGCCATTTTCTGAGTAATGCCTTTAAATGGCATTTTCACATCAACACCAGCATAAGTAACACCTGGAAGTTGAATCTCATTGCAAAGTAATTGCAAGTAAATATTATTATCACCCCACTTCTTTTGCCAAGAAAGATTGGGTTTGTTCACATGACCTTCAAACCAAGATGTCAATGCACCTGGAGGTTGTATGAACCATTCATATAAATTAGAAGCAGAAATTCCACCCGATTGCTTAACAACTGACTGTATGAATTCTTGTATACCGCGTGTTGCCATAAATATTACTTATGGTGTGACCATCTTTATTTATGCCTACTTACAAAGGAAAGTACAGAGTAAGAAATTATCGCAAGTATAAAGGGGATCCTACTAACGTAGTATATAGATCTCTTTGGGAACGAAAGTTCATGAACTACTGCGATAGTACAAAAAATGTCCTTGAATGGTCGAGTGAAGAATATGTTATTCCTTATAAAGATCCAGTATCTAAGAAGTGGAGAAGATACTTTCCCGACTTCTATATGAAAGTCAAAGAGACTAATGGTAAAATACAATCATACTTAGTTGAGGTTAAACCAAAAAGACAGGTCGATGGTCCAACTCCTCAAAAGAAGCACACCAAACGTTATATAACTGAGGTAATGACGTATGCCACAAACAAAGCGAAGTGGGAAGCAGCAGAAGAGTACTGCAGGGACAGGCTTTGGGAGTTCAAAATTATCACAGAGCGAGAGCTCAAGGTTTGATGCACTAATCGAACGATTAAAGGGTAATAAAATAACCAAAACCAAACTACGAGACGAAATATTCAATAAATTATATGATGATGCAACTGATCGACCTGAAGAAGGTAAGTGGTATCTGTTTGAATATGACCCAAAATTCAAAACTCAATTGAAACAATGGGATCAATATCCACTAATACACTTCCTAGATGTCAAAAAAGACAACATGTTGGGGGCAAATCTCCATTATATCAAAGCAAACTCACGATTAAGTGCGATAAATAATAAAAAGTTTCCTGCGTCTACGCTACACTACTATATACCGAAAAGAGCTGATGCTATTTTCTTTGAAATTAAAGAAAGCGAAGTACAATTGTTAAGCCAACTACCCATTGAAAAATTTCATAGAAATTCATGAGTGAAGAGAAGGTCATCCACAATTATCCAAGTAACATAAGTAATATTGGATATGCATCCTTTTTAGAAATAAAAAGGTGGTCATACGATAGAGCTAAGGCAACCGTCATGAGGGATTTCAATGACGCAGCTGGAAGTATACAAGATACCAATATTATGCAACAATCTTCTGTATTTGGAAAAGGAGTATTAGAGAAAATTAAGGGAATTAGTAGTGGAAAGAGTTTAGTAGATGAATATGAAAGAGGAATAAGACAGAGTGCTCAAGCAACAATCAATATGGGAGGAGGGAAAAATATCTTTGGGTTGAATAAACCAATGAAGGCATTCAAGGGACCATTATTAGACCCTGAGGAAGCATATGGTAAGGTAACTCCAGATGAACTACTTGGTGGTCTCGATGGTTCTCAAGATATGTCCCATCTGGATCCTACCATTGCTGAGACTTCAGCAGAACACAAAAAAGCATATGAAGCTCATATAAAAAGAAAAGAAGACTTTGCTGCTAGCCAAAAAGGTCTTACCGCTACATCAACAAACTTAGCACTACCTAACGAATTTCAATATGAATATGGTGCTAACTGGAACAATGAATTCAAATTAGGAACATTAGCATTACTAGCTGAAAATTTTACTGCTGGAGCAACAGTTGCTGGAATGGGTGCTGCAATGGGTTTAACACAATTTCTGGCTACTGCGGCAGCAAAAGGAAATGTATCCCAGAGTGCTGCTGCTGAAGCAAAAGCAACTGCAGGTGGTGTCAATAGAATGGTTGATCCATTTAACGTAGGTACTCAAGTTAACCCAAGAAATTTAGTTGGTCTTGCTGGACTTGCACCAAATGAAAATGCCATGCAGTTCTTCAAGAAGATGGACTTCAGAAACTTTGATATGACATTCCAATTTGCAGCAAGAAGTTCAGGTGAAGCACAACAAATCGAATCGATTATTCAATGGTTTAAAGTTGCTATGCATCCAGGCCATATAGAAGGGTCAGGTAATGCAATACTACTACAATTCCCAGATGTATTTCAATTGATACCCAAATTTGTCAATGTTGATCCAGAAACTAGGGAAACTAAAATTAGTAGACACCCAATGCTACCCAAAACAAAATTATGTGCTTTAACTAATCTTAGAGTAAATACAACACCCATGAACCAACTAACAACTACTTTTGATGGTTCATTCCCACTTATTACTTTAAATTGCCGATTTACAGAACTTACTGCTCTCACTAAGGGCGACTTTGGACAATTGATAAACATGCAAGACCAAAGAAGAGGACATAAATTACACGGCGATCCTAGTGGTACATATCGAGGAGATATGGCAGATTCACAATACTATTCATACTAATGTTAAGATCACTACCCGATATGTACTATAATATTAGCGTCAGTCCAACTGATGCTAAACTTATAACTGCAAAAAATTTATGGAGACGTGCAGAAGTACTAGGTGATATCAAAAACTCCATGGTTATATTCAATGAATACGTAGTCAGAAATGGAGAAAGACCAGAAGATCTAGCAGTAAAGTATTATCAAAATCCATTCTATAACTGGACTATACTTGTAATTAATGATATTGTTAATTACCATGAGCAATGGCCAAAATCAACAAGGCAATTAAATGAGTATGTCTATTCCAAATATGACAATCCGATGGCAACTAAGCATTATATAACTACAGAAGTTAAGGATGCTAATGAAAATATTATATGTCCTGCAGGGAAAATAGTACCATCAAATTTCCAAATATCATATTTCGATGGCAGTACTACAGTTACAGCAAGTCCCGTTGTATCAGTAACGAACTATCAATATGAAGCAGATAAGAATTCAAAGAAAGAAAAAATAATTCTGATTAGACCAGCTTATATAAGAGAATTTGTAGAAGTATTCCAAGCTAGACAAAACGCAGGTGGATCAGTAACAATAGGTAACTCCTACTCAGGAATTACAATGGAATAAAAAAGGAGACCCATTACGGGTCTCCCAATATTCTGGTTCTCTTGGATCATCTTTAGGATCCCAGTAAAAGAATCCAAGTTGATCAAGTCTGACGTGCAGAAGTGGCTTAATTTTCATTAGCTAATTTAGCAAAGTATGATAGAGTATCATCTTCACCAGTGCTTGCTGCAGCTACAGGTGTTGGAGCAGGTGCTTCGACACCACGACCTTCGCTTTCATCCTCAAGGGACTCATCTACCTTAGCAGAATAGTTACCTTTAAGAGTTCTCTCAAGACGTTCCTTGAGTTCATCATAAGATTTAAACTGATCTTCGGCAGTGTATGCAGAGAGACTATGCTCTTGCTTCCAAATGCCCTCTAACTCCTTATCACTATAATCACCTAGAGTTGATGCTTTATCAAACTCGGACTTATCATAATTCCAAAAACCAGCAACCTTCTGAATTTTGAGTTTGAAGTCAGCACCCTTCCATAAATCGAATGGGTTTACTGGTGTCTCATCCTCAAATGCAGGCTGCATTGATTCCATAACCTTATCAAAGATCTTCTTACCATAACGGTATAGGAAGACTTTACCCTCATTTTCAGGGTTTGCACTATCCTTAACAACGTAAATGTTGCTGTAATAGTTTAACTTACGTTTCTGGTTACGTGCTTGAGTTCTTGCAGCAGAACCTTCGCCACCAGAGTTCCAGAGTTCCCTGTTCAAGTCAGAAACAGGATCCTTTTTACCTAAAGTCGTTAGACTGTTCTCAATGTACCATCCACCTGGTCCTTGGAAGGCATGTGTCCACACTTGTGCCCATGGAAGGTCTTCTCCATCGGGTGCAGGAAGAAATCTGATTACTGCGTAACCATTCCCTGCCTTGTCTACCTCTGGTTTCCAGAGACGCTCATCAGGACCAGTTTTTTCGGTCTTGTTGAGATTTTCTGCTTTAGAAAGTAAATCCTGAAAAGAGGACTTCTTAAGTGAAGCAAATGACATACGTATTCTCCGTATTATTGTATTGTGTATATTACTGGTTCCTATCGCCGCTTACCCTAAACCAGCAAGGGGGTAACCGCAGTTGAATGAAAAGTGGGAGATTGGATTCCTGTTTACCAATAAGAGAAGGGCATTTCTACAGTTAGAAATCTTCTCTGCCTGAGACCCGACTGGTAAGTCGATTCTTCCGAAGAAGCAGCACCACCTGTGTCTCATCACCTTAACCAGCTATATGCCAGTA